CTCATCTTCTCAATGTCTTCCCTGCGGTAGTATACGCCCTGCTCTGCGTTGGTGACCATGTTCTTGCAGAAAGTGCGGCTGTTCTCTTTGGTTTTCTTCGGGTCGTAGCGGTAGCGGATTTTATAGACGCCCCCATCGTGGCGGCTCTTCTCTTCTGGGTCGCTGAATCTCTTGAAGAATTTGAAGACCTCCCCGTCCGGTTCGTCGGGGTCTGTCACCTCCTCCTCATGGACGAGCTCCCACTCGTCGAGGTCTACCTTGTCGCCCTTGTCCTCGAGGTATTTCAGCCATGCCTCCTCCGCTGTCTCGCTGAAGTGAGGGGCTTCGATGGATAGCTGCTCCTTCTCTGGCGTTGCGCTTGTCAGCTTCGCGGGTGTTGCCTGTGCCTCCATCATTACGGGAGAGAGGTCTTTGAAGAATAGGTCTATCTCCTGCCCGTTGTGCGCCATGACGCTCTCGGCTGCTTCGGCTACAAGATGCCTGAAGGGCTTGATCACGCTGTTCTTGAAAAGCTCATACGCGACCTGTAGCTCCTCCGCGTTGTTTCCGAGGCCTGTGTTGTCCTTGATGCCCAAAAGCATGGGAGAAGTGATCCTATGCGCCACCATGACCTTGCGAATGCACTCGTCCGAAAGAAACTGGTACTGGTTGTGCGCATCGGATAGCTGCACCGCCTCGATCGTTGCCGCATTGTCTGGGCTGTCGTTAAAGGCGATGATCGCCTTGCCGCTATTGGATGACCCTCCCCACTTCGCGAGGATGTCGCGCTCGATCTCGAACTGCTCCTCGATCGGTGGGACTCCGTTGTTGAAGTTGATCATCATCGAAGGGGCGAGGCCGTTCTTGATGTTGTTCAAGTGGTAGTTCGCGATCTCTCCTTCCAGTTCTGCGTATTGAAGCCCGCCCTGATAGTCCACAGGGGAGAAGTACACAGACCCGGGGCTGTACGATTCCACGCTCAAGATGGCCACGTCGTCGCCTGCTGCCTGATGCCCGAAGGCGGGGAATGCTTGAGGCGCGAACTTTGGGCTCTTCGCCTTGCTCCAGTCGTTCGAGAAGTAGAAGGTGTCCACCTCTCCCTCATCGTTCACCTTCGCAGGGCGCAGATAGTTGCGGGGTATGTGGAACGCTCCAACCACTTTGCCCTTGTCGAGGGTGAGCTGAAAGGATGCGTGTCCGAAGAGCTTCAGGTCGTGGCATACACGACGAACGTCCTCGGCTTGGAATATCTTGATGAAATTGACGTAAGCCTCGAGGCTGCTCCCCTCTGCTGCCTCCATGCCCTCTCCATAGATGAGGTCAGAGATTCCTTGAATCGCTGCGTTATTCGTTGGCGAAGAGTGGAACAGGTCGATGAGGTACTGGTAGAAGTTGTTATCCTCTCCGTACTCGACCCACGCGTTCTTCGGCTTCTCGCTCACCTTCGGGGAGGTGTAGCTCGCGAGCTTTAATATCTTTAAATTGTCACCCATTTCGCTGTGTTGTCGAGCGGTTGCTGCGTCATTGGCGTCTTGTCGTAGACGCTAAAGTCCTGAAGGTCGGTGCTGTTTGTGCAGAACACCTTGCCCCGATAAAGCTCCTCCGTGATCTCCCCGCTGTTGAGGTACGAAGTTACGAGTTCATTCGCCTGCCTTCTCGTCTTGCTCGTGTAAGGATCAACGAGATTTGTAACACATTGGAACGATTCGAGCGTGCCGGTGTCATCGCTCACCCTCTTGCGGTAGATGGTCGGCTCGTCGAGGGCTGACATGGTAGAAGACAAGGCCCCAGAGGGAAGCCTGAAGACCCGCAGGTAATAGTATAAATTTTCAAGCAAAGGAAAGGTGCGTATGATGCTGACGAAGCTGTCGTCCTGTGTCCCGTAGCCAATCATCTGAAAGGTCGTGCCGCTCTCCTCCTCCTGAAGGTGGAGAAGGTACTGGAGAGCACCAATGTTTCGCGGTGCGAACTTGATGGTTTGCAAATCCGTCTGACTGCTTGTCAAGATGTGCATCTGTCCCTTGTGGTTTTCACAAAGTTAAAGCATTCAGGGGCTTGTTGAGTCGCTTGGGGGTGTTGATAAAAAAAGGAGGGCGTGAGCCCTCCTCCTGTCAAACAATAAACCAACACCAACGAGGAGCAGATCAGCTCCATGTGTCGGGTGCTAAGTTACGAATTTGTTCCTTCAGTCACCGTCCCGAGGAGAGCTTCAAAAGTTGCCTCCGTCAAAGTGCTGAGCATGAACTTCGGAAGAGTGCGCTCCTGTGCCGTGAAGGTCAAGGTGTAGCCCGAGAGGTCGCCCATCGCGTTGCCAGTAACCGCAGTTCCTCCAGTTACCTCGCAGCCGTACTCGTGGCCGACGATCATCCTGTTGTCGTTGTTGTCCACTACGACGATGTGAGGGCGTCCGTGTGCCATGACAGCGAGCTCTGCGTTGTCGTCATGCGAGAGCTTCTTGAAGGTCAGCTCGAGGGTGCTCTCGAAGAAGGTCGTGCCTGTCTCGCGGGAGCTGTTGATGTTTGAAGTCAGGGAGGAAGCGTGGCGCACCTCGTAGACTACTGCATCGACTTCGGCTGATCCGCCTGCGTCTGCGATGTCTGTCACCTCTCCGCCTGTTTCGAACAAGGTCAGCGGCTGAAAGTTGATGAGGTAGATTTTCTTGATCCCCCCGACAACATCTTTGCAAGGCTCTTTGCGTCCGAGTGTCAAATTGCAAGCCATTTTCTTTTTGTCTTTTTTAGTGAAAAAAAAAGGGAGGGATTCAGACCCTCCCCCTTGAATTGTCTATGCTGTCGCTCTTAGTTGTACAGAACGATATCCTCGGCAACTCCGAACTGGACGCCTGCGGTCATGCGCATGATGACGCGGATGTTTTGAGAGCCGTCGTACTCGGCCATATCGATGACACGAACCTCGTTGTGATCGCTCAACAGACCAGTTCCGAAGAAGAGGTTGCTCGCAGAAGTGGCGACCGCTGTGTTGTCAGCGAGGCCTGGACACATTACCATGTCGACTCCGTCGAAGTTCATAGGCTTGCGGCCTACAAAGCTCTGGTCTTGGTAAGATGGGCCGACAACGGTGTTCGCTGCTGTACCGATGGCAGCGAATCCTCCGAGCGCACGCTGATAAGCGCGAGCCATGTTGGAAGAGACGTACATTTTCAGGTCTGCCTTGCTGTAAACTCCTGAAGGGATAGCGTCGACCACCTTGCCGAGCTCGTCCACTACGTTGGCAGCGGTTACACTTGTGGCAGTTACATCGTTAACCCCAGAGGCGGCTTCGATCAAGTTCTCGAATCCGTTGAAGTGGTTGGTTGGAGCAGAGCCAGTTGTGTCTCCTTGCCAGATGTTCTTTTCGATCTCCTCGGCTACCTTCTCGGCAACGTGGGCGATGAGGAAGTCAGCGAAAGAAGCGGGGAACTCATGGTAAGCAGAGAAGCCCATCTCCATAGCCTGCCATGTGCTCAAGTAGTTACTCTTGCACAGCTCCAAGTTCACCTGCAGCTCTTGTGGCTCGATGATGCGCTCGGTCAAGGTGACGGAGCTCGATGGAGTAAAGTCGCAAGAGGCAGAGCTCAACAGGTTGCCGGAAGCAACATTTTGAACCACCTCCTTGAACTTGACGTTCGGCATGATTGTGATCTCATTGTTGGCGAGAGTCGAGCCAGAGAGCAGGGCTGCACTGATGTACTTGCCTGCGAATTCACCTGCGTATGTTGTGGTGATGCTGTTAGTTGTAGCCATGTTTTTCTTTTAAGGCGTTTACAAATTATCCTGCTGCGGTGATTGCGCCTGAATTCAGACCCAAGCCATTGACAAACCAAGTCGATCCGTCACAAGTGATCTCAACGAAGTCGCCGATGTTCTCTGCGCTTGCCACAAAGTTAATTGTGTCGGCTGCGTCTACGTCAACGGCTGCGCCTGCAACGATGAGAGAGCCCTCGAGCTTGTCGGCATCACTTGGAGTAATGACCCAGTTAGTAGTGGCGAAAGCTGCTGCGACAACGAACTTGTAGTTCGCTCCTGCCTTCAATGCGGGCATGGAGATCGCTGCGCCACCGGCTGCGTTCAAAAAGAAAGTTTTGCCGCTGTCGGCATGGAGAACAGAGTAGGCTCCGGTCAGAGTCTCTGTCTTTTCAAAGATGCGCGTGACATCATTTGATACATTGATAGTCGTGGACATATCGGGATTTTTTGGTTTTACTTGTTAATGTGTTTGAATACGTTGCCCATCGTGGTGCTGCGCATCTGCGGCTTGAACCAGTCGATGGTGTCGGGGCGTGTACCTTCGGGCTTCACCTTGATCTTCGCGGTGACCTTTTGGGCTGATGCTTCGACAGCGACCTCCTCGGTCTTCTCTTCAGCTACTGCTTCTTCGGCAGATGCCTCGGGAGCGGCTTCGCCTTGCTCGCTGCTCATCTCTTCCTTCTCCTGCATGGCTTCCATGACCACCTCGCGGACATACCTGCGGAGCTCTTCCTTCAGCTTGTCCATGTCGGTCATGTCTTCCTTCTCATCTTCATACTTCCGACGATGCTTCTCATCATCCTCGTCCCGCATCTCTTCCTTGGGCTCTTCAGCCATCTCTTCCTTGACCTCGTCTTCCATCTCTTCCTTCGCCTCCTGCTCGACCTCTTCGGCCTTATCCTCCTCCCCTGTGCCTACGGACACAATCATGCTCTTGTCGTTGACCTCAACCTTGCGGCCATCCTCAAGCTCGTATGTGCCTTCTGGCATCGGGATTTTCTCCCCGTCCTCGGTAACGATAAAAACGGCTTGACCCTCTTCGAAGCTGTCCGCTTCGATCATTGTGCCCTCCTTGAGTTCTGCTTGAGCCAGTTCGGTCTTCACCTCCTGCTTTTCGTCAGCGTTCAACGCTGAAAAGATTTTCTGAATGATGGACATAAGTCGAGTTTAATGTCACAAAGGTCAGATAAAAAAAGACCCCTCGATTGAGGGGCTTGGTTTAACTTATTGAAAGGGTCTGTGAATTAAGCCCTTGAGGTGGCTCTTCCCATCATTGCCCTCCCTTTGGCTTCTTAATGGTGGAGACATCCATCTTCCTGCGCCTCTCGAGCTCCACGCTGTGGCACTTCATGGCCTCCGTCGGTGCGCAGTCGCAGCCCTTGTGGAAGAGGTGGCAAGCGACAGGGACGCGCTCAATGTCTGCCCTATCGGATCGAGTATAGTCCGTCTGCATCTTCTATGATTCTGAAATTGTCCACCATAAAGCTCCCGTCTTCGTACACCTCAACCCAAGCCGCACCGAGATTCCACTTCGTGAAAGCGAAAGGGCGGTACTCTGGGGCGAGCTCGCAGAGGCAGCCGGTAGACCAACAGGCAATGGCGTCCCCGTTGATGTTGCCCTCTTGGTGCTCGCTCGTCTGATGGTTGTGCCCTGCAAGGACTGAAGCCTTCGCCCTCATGAACAGCCCCCGCGCTGCGTTCACAGGATTGAAGAAGCTGCCCCCGAACTCGTGGCCGTGGATGATGTTCAGCTTGCCCGCCTTGATTTGTTGGTTGTCGGGGATGTAGGTGATCCCGTGCTCCTCAAGGTGTAGGAAATGGGCGAATCCGAGCGACTGCCCGAACTCCATCTCGAGGGCTTTGGCCATCTCCCCCGCCTTCTCCCAGAGGTAGAGCTCCCACCGCGCCTCGTGGTTGCCGAGCTTGTAATAGATGCGAGCCTCGGGGAACTGCCACCGCAGCCACTCGAGGAACTCACGCCCCGCCTCGATCTCTTCAACCAGGTCAGGCTTGTTGCCCTTCTTCAGGAAGCGGCTGATCTTCCAAAAGTCGAGGATATCGCCATTCATCAGGATGGTGTCGACCTCCTTCTTCTGAAAGTAGTCCAGAGCTGCGCAGATGGCAGCGGGGTCGTGGTATGGGATATGCACGTCGGAGATGATGCCGATCCGCTTGCCTTCAATCTCGAAGGGCTTGTGCCTGCGGGCATGGCTCTCGGGGATGCTCTTCCCTTTTTTCTGTGCCTTCCCCCTGTCAGCGGGTGGCGCGTCCATGATCTTCTTGGCTCTTTGCTTATCTCCTCCCTGCCCAGTGTAGTAGCGAATCATCCGTCGGACGTTGTCCACGTCGTTATCGGTGAACAGGTCGGGATTGTCTCTGATGATGATGCGGGCGAGCGTCTTCTTGCCGAGCGGTTCGCTCTTATCGTTGAGGTCGTCGAGGTACTTCTCGATGTACTTCTTGATGAGTTCGCCCTCGGGTGTTGATTCACTCCCTGCCATTGTGTTGGTTTTCACAAAGTTCAAAAATTTTCTTCAAATGTTTGGTATTGTTGAAAACGGTTGTATATTAGCAGAGTCAAACAACAACAACAAAGACCAACAGCATGAGAACCAAGGAATACAACAGCGAGTACAAGAGCGTTAAAGTAACAGAGATTCCAATCAGCGAGAACGCTCGCCAGAGAGGATGGACGCACGGCAAGCAAGTTGAGGAGGTTTGGCCTGAGGGGCAAAGGAAAGTGAGCCGCGTGGTCTTCGTGCAGTACTGGCCAGAGATTGCGGAGGAGTGGGACAGCGCCGCCGTCAAGCATGTGTACTACTCAAAGTTTTACCCGGCATGATAAAAGACTGGCAGGCTCAAATCCTTGAGCGCGAGAAGCCACTCCCCAAGCCGATACTTCAGCCCTCCAAGTGAGGGCTTTTTTTATTTCAAGCGCGCCTGCTCGGTCTTTGGCTGCGCCTTGGTCTTCATCTTATCGACGAACCACCCCTCGATGGAGAAGCCGCGAACCTTGCCCTCCTTGATGTACTCCTTCCAGACCTCATCGTTGTCGATCTTCATCGATACCATCCAAGTGCCGACGGGGAGGTTCATCTTGTAGAAGCGGCTCTTGTCGTTCACCTCGTCCTCGATGATCCAAGACTCCACCACGCTCACGCCCTTCAGTCTGTCGCCCTCCTCGTGCTCGAGGTTGGTGCTCCTCTGGTAGCCGTTCTTCAGAAAGCTCTGCGATGCCTTTCGGGTGGTGTCCTTGCTGAAGTAGATGTAATACTCATCCCCTCCGTCGTTGCGGTAGATGGGCTTGTTCGGGACGAGTGCTGCCCCTGTCACGATGCGCTTGTCTGCGTCGCTCAAGGTCATGCGCATATACTCGGAGGAGAGGGCGACCCTGCCCTCCTGCTGCTTGCTTAAGGCGACAAAGTTCTCCTCAATCGCGGGGTCGTAGACGAGGCTAATCGTGTCCACGCCTGCGCGCTTCTCGTCCTCCATCATTATCAGCTCGATGATCTTCATGGTGCAAAATTAGTCATTAGCTCCGTACAGGTCTCCAATCCCTTGGTTCAGGAGGTAGCCCTCACAGCACTCGATCTTGTAGGTGTCATTTTCACAGAGGCACGCCCTGCGTCCCCCTCTCTTACCTGTGCGCCCCCAAGTGAGGTGCTTGTTTCCGATGGGTCTCTGGTAGCTCATTTCTTGTATTTAGGACTTTTCGGGTGCTTGCTTGGCAGCAGGTCAAAGTCGCCCGTGTACTTCTTGTTCTCTGGCCTGCCTGTTCGGACGATGTACAGGAACGCGTTCACCCGCGCCTGCGCCCATTGCTCTTGACTCTTGACCGCAGGGCTGTGGGATGTCTGGAATGCGCCCACCCCTCGGAGGTAAACAGCGCGAAGCATCGCGATCGTGACACCGTATCCGAGTTTCTCCTTGTACCGCTCATTGAAGTCGTCCGCTTTCTTCTGTAGTGCCTTCTCTGCCTTCTCGGGGACTTTGAGCCCTCGGGTGGTTGCTGCTGCTCCGGGCTTATTTTTATCGCTGCCCCTCTTTGGGTTGGGGTTGGCGGTGTCGCTTTTAGGTGCTTTCTTGCTGCGCTTTATACCGCCACGCTCCCCAATCTCTGCGAGCTTGTGCTCCTTGCATGGCATGAACCACGTCTGCCCCATAAAGTCGTGGGTGTGGAATCCTTCACAGCCGATATCCTTTGCAGCCTCCTCCGCTGCCCTCTGCGTGGAGTAGGCGAGACGGTCGTTGATGATTGCAAGCTCGTCGCTGATCTTCTGGCTCGCCAGCTTGAACTCCTTGATCTTGGACTCTGCCCATCGCAGCCCGGCCTTGCCTCCCCATAGGAGGTACGAGATAGTGCCGCACGCTTTTGTGTCGCTCTCGTCGTAATACTCTGCGGCTCTACTCAAGAAAGAGGCCATGCGCTTGATGGTCTCCTCGGTCACCGGCTTGCCCTGTGCGAGCTGTTGAGCTCTGACCTTGCCGACCTGCGTGGCGCACTTGTTCCCGACCTTCTCGTTGAGTTCGATCCCTCTCTTTGCGTTGTTGCTTACAGCTGCGGGATAGTCGCTATAAGATGCGAGGATTGTCTTGATTTTTGCTTTCATCCGAATGATGCGTTACGTTCAATTCTACGATCGAGTGCTTGGTTGTCTGTGATTTCCCCGCTCACCACGAAGGCGCGGGTGGGTTTCTTCCCGAACTGGGCGAGCGATCGGGTGGCCTGTGTCATGGCTTCGTTGCCCCCCAATATGGAGACGTTCGGGGCGGCTACACTCCGGCCTCCACCGCCTGCACCTCCTCCTCCACCGCCTCCGAATCCGTTGGGGATTTGTGTGTTTGCGATATTGCGCACTTGTGCCAAACCTTGCGCCAATGTTAGGGCAGCTTGTATCTGTGGGAGTGGCACGGGCAGCGCGGCAGGATTGGCGAGGGCAGCGCTCACACCTCGGTAGGTGTTGATGGTTGCGGCTGCAATAGCTGCGGCTTTACCCGCTACGCTCTCGCGCCCAAATTGATCTGCGACAAAGTTAGCACCACTTGCAGCCAGAGCAAGTTTTGTTTCAGCGACATTTTTTTCAATTTGCTTCTCTTCTTCTGCTTTTTTCTTTTTTTCTGCAAGCAGCTCAGCATCCCTTTGCTTTTGTCTTTCTGCCGCTGCGTCTTTAATAGCATCGAGTTCTGCCTGCTGTGCCTCCTCGAGGGTTGTGATGTCTTGGTTGTACTCCTTGGCAGCTTCAATCAAGCGGAAGTATTTGTCGCGGACTGCGTTCTCTTCCTGCGTCTGCTTGTCCAGTTGGCTCTGCAAGAACGCATCCTCGAGGGCTGCAATCTCTTCGAGCTGTTTGGCTTTGGCATCTGCTTTTTCTTGTTCGGCTTTTGCGAGGTCTTTCTCGGCCTGCGTCTGCTCCTTTGTGTCTTCTGTGCTTTTCTCTTGCGCCTTATTCAATGAGTTCAGGCGGGTGATCATCTCCTTCAGTCGCTTGTCCCTGCGCCTCTCAAGGTCGAATAGTTCAGCCTCGGCCTCCCTCTGCCTCTTGACGTCCTCCGTCTTGCTGTTGCTGATGCGAACATCCTCGGCAATGATCCGAGCGCGTTCCTTTGCGATGGCAATCTGCTCATCTGCTTCTTCCCTCTGGAGGCGTATGGCTTCGCGGAGTGCTGCGGCTTGCTCCTCCGTGCTCTTTGTTTGGTCTTCAGCGGCAAGCCTTAGATCTTCGATTTGCGCCCTCCTTTTGGCCGAGGTGAGTATCATCTCCGCCTCTCTCTTTTCGAGCTGGTCTGTGGCTTCTGCGAGGCCTATGGCAAGCCTTGTCTCTCTTTCTATCTCATCGCCCACACCTCTGACGGCTTCCGCTGCCAGATTCGCGGCCTCTCTGAACTCTCCCTTAAAGACCAAAGTGATGGCCTTGCCGAGTGAGGATATGCGATCAATCACCACGTTGATGGTCGCCCCGATGCCTGCGGTGATCTTGTTGAACATCTCCGCGCCCTCCTGCGTCTTGCTGAACATGGTCGCCAATGAACCCACAGCGACGACGAGCAGGCCGATGCCTGTGGCTGCGATTGCTCCAGTGAGGGTTTTCATAGCTACGACCCCGCTCTTGGCCCCCTTCACGATGCCCCTGAAGGCTGTCACCGCCCCGCCCGTCATCTTGTCGAGTTGATTGGTCATGCCCTTCGTGGCCGCTGTCGTGTCTTGAGTGGCTTTCTTGGTCTCGTTGAGCTTGCCCTCAAGCTCTTTGATCCTTCCCTCTGCCGCCTCTGTTCGGGCGATGAGCTCGATGATTACTTCGTTCGCCATGTCATTCTTTTGATTGCCTTCACCGCGCCCCTCCATGTGGTCGGGAGGTAGTGCCTCCCCTTCGCGATTTCGACGTCCTTGCTGATTCCCTTGTGCTCCTCCATCTGGAGCAGTTTGATGATTTCCGTGATCATGCTCTTTTGACTATGAACGTTGCGTCTCTGATTGTCAAGTCGGCATTCCCTGAAGCGACCTTCTTCACTCCGATGCTCAAGGTGTCCTCGTCTTGACAGCTCAACAGCCCCGCGATCATGACGTTCTGTGAACCGCTGTCCACATACGCCACAAAATTACTCTCTGCCCCGTTCTTTAGTATGGTGAACTGGAGGTCTTTGTTTGTTTGG